GCAAGTTATAGTTTAATTGTGTTACTATTTAGGTACGATAATCTGATTGACTGGGCCATGATGTGCATGATTGCCTGATGGGCATCTTCTACTACACCATAATTATTGTTCTTAACATGCAGGACAATGTCTGCTAGATTCAAAGCCTGCCCACCATCAAATCCTACAAGTGCAATGGTATATAGTTTCTTTAGCTTAGCACATCTAAGTGCGTCAATAATATTTGGAGAATTACCACTACTCGATACTACCACCAACACATCACCTTCATTTGCCTTCATGTTAAGCTGGTATGAGAATACTTTTTCGTAACCAATATCATTTGCTATGGCTGTTATCAGCGACATGTTTGATGAGAGTGATTGTACCTGGGGTAGCATGCCTGTATCAGAACATATTCCCTTAGAATGGTCACAGGTAAAGTGTTCGCTTATAGCAGCGGAACCTCCATTACCACACACAAATACATTCTTACCATTAGCATATGCTGCCACTAACTCATCTACTGCTAGGTCTAGATTCTTTTTATCTAACTCAACCAACCCATCGATAAGTTGAGTAACATAATCATTAAAGTGCTCGCTTGCTTTCATTGTATACTACTGTTGTACCAGTATCCTCAAATTTAAATTTAAACTCTTCTAAACTGCTTAATGCCTGTCTTACTGCTTCTTGTTTATCTAGTGGAACATAGAATAGTAAATAACCCCCGCCACCTGCTCCTAGTATTTTACCACCAAGGGCTCCTGCCTGTATTGCTCTCTTATAATGCATGTCAATAAAGTCATTAGATACATTATACGCTAGTTGACGTTTTAATTGCCACCCCTCATCTAACATTCTACCAACATCATCTAGATCACCTGCCTCGAGTGCAATCTCTGCATCTATAGTCATACCGACCATTCTCTTTAGCAATGAATCATTGGTCTTACTCTTACCCTGCACACTTAGAATATCAGATGTATTTCTTGTTAACCCAGTGTAAAACATCATGAGATTGTTATTAAGACGTTCTATAATAATATTCGAGACTGCAGGTTTAAGAATCGTTACCCCGTCTTTACGAAACCCAAATACATTTAACCCACCGTATGCGGCAGCAAACTGGTCTTGTTTACCAATTGGCTCCTTACAAGATTCTATCTCTATAAGACATGCAAGATTGGCGATATCGTACTTACCTAAAGGTAGACCTAATAAGTTAGATAGTGCATTTATTAAACCAACCGTAAACGTTGATGATGAGCCCAGCCCTGTACCCTTGGTTGGTATCTCGCAAAACGAACTAATTTCAACATGTGATGATATGCCAAATTCCTGTAAGCATTCCCTTACTCTTGAATGCTTTATACTGCTTACTGAATCGGCTAGTTCAATCTCATTGTATACCACCTTCACACCCTTAAAGGCAGTACGGCACAGGGCTATGTACATGTACTTGTCAATAGTAAATGACAGTACCCTACCGGGTTCCCTCTCGTAGTAAGATGGTATATCACTACCCCCACCAAAGAGACTAACCCGTAGGGGCGTTCTAGTTAGAATCATCGACGGTTTGTATCGTAGGAGAAGATAGGCCCAGATGCCTTTAACTTACGGCTATCAACGGTGCTATATTGCTTCTTAAGCCCTACCAATAAGTCTTCCCATTGTTGGGTAACCTTACCCCAGTTGTATCTGTTATCGGCATACATTTTAACCAATTGCAGATAGGTTTGAAGCTGTTCGGTATTGACTGTTTCTATAGCATTCTCCATAACCTGGTAGAATGTATTGACGTGCTTTTGTGGATCACTATTACCTTGGTACATAAAGTTCATACCCCCTGAGGTATCAATAAGTCCACCGTAGTTGGGATGAACACACAACGCACCAGCTGACATAGCCTCAATAACACTACGACTGTTACATTCCAACCAGATAGATGGGTATGCATGAATGTGGGCTTTGAGTAAAGACTCTCTCACTACATCATTAGTTGCAAATGCATGATAGTTAATGCGTGGATGGTTACGGCAGCGTTCGAAGATAGGTTCAAATTGTTTGTCAGCATGATCCCAGCCGTAGATCTTAAAGCTTGAGAAAACATCTAGGTAAATGTTATCATACTTTTCTGCTAGCTTTTCAAATACAGGAACCAATAAAGCCAGCCCACGCTGGGGGGTAGAAGTATATATTAGTCTAATCTCATCCTTTGACTTAACCACACTTGGCATTGGCTCAATAGCAGTCTCAATAACTGTACTGTTCTCATCGTACGGCATCCCTATGATATGCTGGTAACGATAGTACTGCCATTGACCGCAGAATACGTGCTTATGAAATCTATCCCGGCTTGTTGCATCCGTCAGGTGGTTGGTTTCTGGGTCTTCTGGTAGATCATGTAACCAGTATACTCGAATCTTTTCTTCTTCTATTTCACGAACACGCGAACAAATGATCTGAAAGTCTTCTGTTAGTTCTTTAGGAAGGCGTTCGGCCAATCCACGCTTCATCATCTCTGTGCCGCCTTGGGACTTAGCGGAAATCTCATTCTCATCAAATGCCATTTTGTGACTCCATTTTATTACAATAATAATTCCATGCTGTAGTTATGATTTGCTCTAAACTACTATGATTATATCTATACTTCGTCTGATTAACAAATTTAACGGTACCGGCTACTAAATGATCTGGGTCACCGGCACGTCCTGGTACGTTAATGATAATTGGCTTATGACCGCTAAATCTTTCAAATGCTTTAATGATCTCAAGATTTGAATGCCCTTTACCTGTGCCTAGGTTAAATGTCCACACACCAGGAATCACATGATCTAAGAATTTAGCTACGTGTATGTGTGCATCGCTAACGTCTCTCACATGTACATAGTCTCTTATACACGTACCGTCAGGGGTGTTCTTATTAGTACCATATAACATAAATGGTTTTTTATTATATGTACTATCACACAATCTTGAAATAATATGGCCGGCGTCAATATGATCACCGACATCATCCCATGCACCAGCAACATTAAAGTATCTAAAAATAGCTACAGGTATATCATACGCAGCACTGATGTCGTGAAGTAATTGTTCGCATGCATACTTGCTCTTACCGTACGGGTTAGGAGAACCTATCTCACAACCCTCGTATACTGGCATAGATTGTTCTTTGTATACAGCAGCAGTAGAAGAGAAAACTATCTTACCCCTCCACCCTCTATCTAATAACTTTAACAGCATTAAAGACGTTTTACCAGTATTATTCTCATAGTACATGGCTGGCTGCTTTACACTACCACCGACATCAGCATAGGCGGCAAGGTGGAAGATTGTATCTATACCTTGATCCATTATGCACTCAATGATAATATCATCAGTAATACATCCAATAGAGAACATACCGTAAATAGCAGACCCATTAGGTCTACCGTCATGATCAATCCCAAAAGGAATTATATTCTGTTCTTGTAAGGTCTTGGCCAATACTGAGCCAATATAACCTCTACTTCCGGTTATTAGAACTTTCAATTCTTTTCCTCAATTCAGTTGTGCTGAACCCATGATCTCTATTGTTAAAGAATAGATCGATGGATCTGCTGACGCAACAGTCTTTACCAGTAAAATCGCGGTCAATGTAATCAGTACCCACAAAGCGAACATTAAGACTGCGTGATTGCAGAATTTGAATAATTTCGTGCTCATAAGCATAAGGAATGATTTCATCAATATATTTAATTGCGTTAAGTTGTACATATCGTTCGTATAATGATTGGACTGGGTTGTTTTTTTCTTTACGTTCTAGACTAGGATCAACCTGCAATCCTACTATTAGATAGTCACATAATTGTTTACATTCTGCAAACATAAGAACGTGACCGGTGTGACATAGATCAAAAGCACCAAAGGTAATACCAGTTTTCATTACAGATCAAAAGTAACCGTTAATATACTATCTAGGCGGAAAGATCTCCACCCCTTTGCTTCGAGATCATATACTGGCAACACCTCGGTATTGGCTACCTTTACTTTATCCGTCTTGTTTTCAATCACTGGTACCACATCTTCCTGTAGCGTACAAAGCATGACGCGCTTTGTCCCATCGACCTTTATAAACGAGATACTAGCAGGCCCATCCTTGAGCCTATTAATTAACCATTGACGACCCTCAGGAGTATCCAGGGGGGCTGCCTCTTTAAGTCTTATATTATCATCCATATACATCCTATAAAAAAGGGGACCGAAGTCCCCTAATTATATTAGCTTACGCTAAATTAAACAAGTCCCATTGCTTGTGCACGATAGCCAGCAGCAATGATCTTGCGGCTTGGAGTACCCATATGGTACTGGTTGGTTACACGACCTTTGGTATCAACGTTACGGTCGTTGTAGATTGGAAGGCCATCTTCAAGGCGAAGTTGGCTAACAACTTTACCAGGAGAAGCAATACCGAACTGGGCGGTAATTTGCTTGGCAGTCAAAGAACGACCTTCGAAGAAAGCCTTACGTAGTTTAGATTTTTGGTTCATAATTTACCTTTCATAATAAATGTTTGCCTATAGGCAGTCTCGATAATAGCTCAGTTCATAGTTAAAAGCAACTATTTCTTAGCTTTAGTTATTGTATGTGAGTCTTTAGCCATTAGTAGGCGGCTATTGGGACGATTGTAGGAATAGAATACCCAGTATTGACGACCTTCGATCTCATCTTCGTTAACGATATCACCAATGAAAGTATCATTAGTAATCTTGTTAAAAAGGGATACGTTTTGCTTAACATTAAAGGTGGGTTGTTTACGGTATGCTTGCATGATATATGGTCCGGCGTGAGAGAATCGAACTCCCATTGGAAGGGTAGAAGCCTACTGTATTGTCCATTATACTAACGCCAGCACTTTAAATCCGTTATTCTTAAGTCTATTTTCAAAATTTTCGTAATCGTTATGATTCATAGTCATACGCTGGGTATGACCTGATGCAGTCTGAAATATCTCTACTAGTTTGCTATTGTAGTAGACTTTAATATTTATTGCATCTTTTACGAAATTATATGTAGGCTTGCCTGACGGCATAACGTAAGGAACTCCACTACTACTTTTCTTTGCCATTTTCAGATACTCCGTACTTACAGACATAATAACTATCAATGATATCCGAAGATGGATTCCATTGCTTATCAGTCAATTGTAGGATATCTTTTAAATTAATGCCAGTCTCTGAAATAAAGCTGTCCTGCATTACTTCCTTGTTTGCATTACCTTTGCCCGTTGCAAACTTCTTAATTACAGTAGGCGGGACGGTAATGCAATTGAGGTTGTTGGTCCAGAGTCTATATTTAAGTACTCCGGTATTCTCAGCTATCTGAAACACCCTACCCACAGCGTTAAACGCGTATCCCTCAATGTATACGCACTCCACTTTATGTTTAACTACCTTATCTAGTATCCAGTTTGAGATGTTGTTGTAGCGTTCTTCAGGGTATGTAAACTCTGGATACAACTCACCCTTAAACGTGGTGTTACTGGTAATAGTTTTCTTTACACTGGTATAGTAATAAAAGGTACACCGACTAATGTCAAATGTACCTTTGTTATCAAATATGCATAGTGATGGAGAGGTTAATGATAAATCAATTCCTAATATACTCATAGTCATCCTTTAGATGACTATGTATCACTCCTCGTCAGGATCTTCGAAATATTCCTCGTCTATCTCAGGATCATCTTCTTCTACCGATTCTAATTCTGACCCGCAATAGGGGCAAAATGAAATATCTGCCATCTCACTTTCCTCATAAATTGGAAAGACGTAAAATTCACTATCACATTCGTAACATATGTGGGGGATCTTTTCTGTCATTGTTTAGCCCATACTTCTGACCAACTACCATTCAATGCGCCCTTTGCATAATCAGTTGCACGGTTCTCAAAGAAATTGGTGTGGGTCGGTGCGTTAATCATATTCTCTACCCAGGGTAGAGGATTCCTTTTTACCTTCATTATCCCCTTAAGGCCCAGGCTAATAAGACGACGATCGGTAATGTAACGTATATATTGTTTAACGTCATTAGCGTCCAGGTCATCCATAGGCCCCATAGCAAAAGCCAGATCAATGAACCTATCTTCCAACTCCACCATTTTTTCTGCGATGGTGTAAATTTTACCTTTAAGTTCATCATTCCAGATCTCTTTATTTTCTTCTATGTATGTTCTGAATAATTTAATCATTGATTCAGCATGCATAGTCTCGTCAACTATTGACCAGGTCACAATTTGACCCATGCCCTTCATCTTTCCATTACGTGGGAAGTTCAATAGCATAATAAAAGAACTAAACAGTTGCATACCTTCAGTGAATGCACTGAATACAGCAATGTGGGTTGCAGTTGATTCTGTGGTACCGTTCTTACTTGAAATCTCCAGAACGTAGTCGTGCTTATCTTTCATCTCTTGATACTCAAGAAACTGGTTGTACATGGACTCCGGTAGACCAAGGGTCTCAATTAAGTGACTGTAGGCGGCAATATGTAATGCCTCACGAGCGGCAAATCCAGCCAACATCATCCGTACTTCTGGTTGAGGAAAGTGGGGTAGATAGTTATTAACGTAACCACCAGCCACATCAATATCTCCCTGGGTGAAGAATCTAAAGATGTGCGTTAGAAATTGTTTTTCCTCAACGGTTAATTTCTTCTTCCAATCCTGTACATCCTCAAGCATCGGTACCTCGGTATGGAGCCAATGGCTCTGCTCGTGCTTTAACCATGCATCGTAGGCCCAGGGATAATTAAAGGGCTTGAAATACGTTCTCTCGTCAGTAAGTCTAGTTTTTTTCTTAGTAATCATTATTCACACCAGCTAGTCTTAGCTTCTCCGTAGTATTCACGAGCATATCCATTTTGTATTAGCATTATACGCAGACTTTGTCCATTAAGCAACACATCACCTAAAACCCGGCCCCCGTACTTGTCCCAATCCATAAGCACTACTTGGCGCTTTTGGGCTTGACTAATCATTTGCTTGGTAAATGCTGAGGCAGCCTGGCCCCTTGCTTCTTCACTTGCACATTTTGCTCTAAAACTTTTCTCAGGTGTATCTACCCCATACACTCTGATAGACAGTTCTTTCTTTAAAGGTTCTGGTAACCAATTAGCCTCAAATGCAACTGTATCACCATCTATTACTCGGGTGATAACGGCATCGTACGTAACACCTATTTTTTGTTTTTGTGCATATACTGGTAATACCATGCATGCAGCTATAAGGATTGTAATTATTCTTTTCATTTTTTCCTTTATTGTTTTAGTAATTTGTTCGCAAAATCTAACAGTAGTTTATGATGTTCTCCATTATGATAATGATTCTTCATCCATGAGTGGTATGTATACCAGCCTGGCTCACTCTCTGGATGACAACCGATCAATCCAATTCTTCCTTGCATGATGGCCATTGCATCCCCGTTAGGGTAGGTAGCAATAGTATCGTAATTATTTCCCTCAAAGGCACTACCATCAAAGAAGAACATTTTTTCTTCCTTACCAAGCCACTTAACCTTCATTGCCTTTGCATGCGGCCTTCTTGTATCTGTATTTGGTCTTTTGATATACTGCTCCACCTTAACGTCCTTTAGAATATTAAAATATTCTTTCCCTGCCCAATAAGCGCCCATACAAATACCAAGATACCTACCTCCATCTTCTATGTAATTATGAACTAGTTTTAAGTTACCTTTAAGTAAGGAGTCCCAGCTATCAGAATCTCCTACTCCTCCTGGAAATGCAACTATATCCACATCACTAAAAAAGTCGTCTTCTATTTGCTGCTTGGCAAAAATTTTAAACCTGTACCTATCATCTAGCGCCTTCATTATACCGTTACCGCATTGTACTGAACATTTGGGTTGGTGTAAGAATAATGCTATAACAGGTCTACTCATACATAACCGTATTCGTACTTCCTAATGCCCATTTTGAATCCGTTTCTACTGACCACCGTTTTGTGGCTACCCTGAAGTCAGGCATCTTTAATTCTTTAGGATTACTACTTGGTTCAAGAACAATAAGACGGTTATTAGGTTGAGCAGCAAACTGCCCATTATCACACTTAATGATATTAAACGATTTGTGATCTTCAATGTCTTCAGATAATCCAGTATCCAAAACGTTGAAATCAGGATGACAAGAGTCCACAGTAAATAGATACTCACCATATACCCATCCTCCTGATTTACTTTTAAACTTACATTTCATGGATTGTAACTGTGCTTTTTTTATAACCGTTATATCATATGATATGCAGTCCCATAACTGTAAGTAGTCTAGTGGGAGAGGATCACCTTCAATTTGTTTCCAACAGAAGGCGTGAAGCGGTAACTTATCGTAGAGGGCGCCATATTCGTTTAAGTATGCCTCTATGCGGAAGGCTTGTCCTCGCATAGATTTTATACTGATCCACCAACATGGTACTAACTCACCAAAGCCCTTTGTAAAATCGTAAAGAAACTCTTTACGTACGAAACATCTAACGGTAGGTAGATTTGCTACTAGAAATGACATAATTAACCCTCACATGCAAGACAAACATCACCCTCGGCAAGCGCTTTAAGATCTAACTCTTGTATGACTTGACGCTCGATTCTTTTGGATACTTTATCAGCTTTTGCAAGCTTCTCACTCCGGCAGTAGTATAATGTCTTTAATCCTTGCTTCCATGCCTGAAAGTGAACGGCATGTAGGTAAAGAATGTTAACATCTGGACGGAAGAATATGTTAAGTGACTGTGCTTGATCGATATACTGCTGTCTGTCGGCGGCGTGTTGTATCACCCAGCGCTGGTCAATTTCCATAGCCGTTTTAAATACGTCCTTTGTCCAATCATCTAACCAATCCAGATGCTGAACACTACCATCATTCGCAATAATGGAAGACCAAATATCATTATAATCATTTGTTGATATTGTTTCACCATCACCCGCCAGGTGTTTTTGAATGACTTTATCAAACCACTTGTTTCTATTCAACGATGAACCGCTTAATGTGTCTTGTCTATATGCATTAGCGCGGTAAGGTTCAATAGAAGGACTTGTATTGCCCATAAGGATGGAAGAGCTAGCATTAGGGGCAATAGCCATAGTATGAGCGAATCTACGACCAGTATTATGGCAATCAGGAGCCTCACCCCTAGTGCTGCCGAGTGATAGGTTAGCTTCATCTAATTTACTTTTTATGTGTTTGAAGATTTGATGGTTTCTTCCAACCGCCAAGGCTGATTCCCACGGTATGTTATTATGCTGTAAGTAAGCATGCCAACCCAAAGCACCGATACCAATGCTGCGCTCACGAGTGGCAGAATGCCTTGCACGCTCAACGGCGGAAGGTGCATGATCAATAAAATACTGAAGAACATTGTCAAGCATTTCAGCGACATCATGAAGAAAAGTAGGATCGTTTTTCCACTCATCATAGTACTCCAAGTTAACTGACGATAGACAGCATACAGCTGTTCTATCTTTATCTGTTGGTAAAATGATTTCAGAACATAGGTTGGATTGTTTGATACTAAGACCTAAGTCCTTCTGAAATTGGTGCATTGCTTTATTGCTTGTATCAATAAAATGAATGTATGGTTCCCCAGTAAGCATCCTGGTCTCTAGGATACGCTGCCATAAGTCTCTGACCGATACTACCTCCCTTACCTCACCGTTATGTGGGTCTTTTAACTCCCAGGTATCATCGGCAAGAGGGTCTAACATACTCTTCTCAACCTTGAACATAAAGTCATCGGTAATGTTAATGCCGTGGTGTAAGTTCTGGGTTCTCATATTAGGATCACCAGTCGGTTTTCTCATCTCAAGAAATATAAGAATATCGGGATGAGAGATATCCAGGTAAGCAGCATAACTACCGCGGCGAGTCCTACCTTGGCGGTAGGCGAGTGAGGATGCATCATAAGTGCGCAAATGAGGCATAACGCCAACAGATTTATCATCAGCAGAACGAATTCCGATACCTATTCCAACCCCCCCACCAAGCATACTCAACCAGTTAACCTCCGATAGACAATCGACCAACCCTGCGCTACTGTCATGTAGATATGGAAGGAAGCAAGAAATAGGAAGACCGCGGGTGCTGCGACCAAAAGAAAGAATGGGGGTAGAATACGACAGCCAATGTTTACTAGAGTATTCGTAAAGCCTTTGGGAATGATTCGTATCTGTACCAAACGCTTTAGAAACATAGGCAAACCTTTCTTGTGGTGATTGCTCATCATCCTTCATATATGACTCGCGTAATCGTTTGATACCCAATTCATCAAACAAAGCATCGCGAGAATAGTCTACCCTGATACCATGAACTATCTGTTCCATTTATTCTCCGTTTTGTATTAGTTGTTGTGTTAGTGGAAACACTTCTGATATCACCTTGGCGCATGCTTTAGCTACTTCAATATGTTCTTTTTGGGTGCCGTTAGATGATCGTAGTTGTATATAGTGAATCCATGAACGTAGGGTTCCGTTCATGTACATGCGTGACATGGTGAGGCCTTCAGGTAGTACAGCCCTTGCTTGCTCCTTGGCTACCCCGTTGTCAATTGCCCAGTTGTAGGCATTCAATGCCGCCTCGATCACCCGTTTCTGCATGTTCTCCCACTGATAAGCCATAAATCTATGCCTATCATCCCCCAGGTCTATTTCTACGCTGTTCTGTCTATTGTCGTGGTCTTGTAATCGTAAGTCTCGATGTACAAATTGTAAATCCTTTGTTGGGTCTGCGTAGCGCTGACTAAACTCCTGGAAACTGAAACTTCGATGTCTGAGGATTTGCCGCGCGATATCTCTTGTGGTTTCGATTTCAAGACAGGCGCTGCACATCTCAAGGGGGCTCCAGTGCTGGTGCTTAATGAGGTATTTGATGAGTTTTTCTGAGGTTTGGAGGTTAAATTGGTTTGCAGGGTTCGAGACTCTAGCACAGAATGCGATGAGCTCTTGTACGTCGTAGAGACCTTCATTTATTAACTCCTTGGAGGGCTTTGAAAAGCTTATTACTCTTACCTTCATTAGATAATCCTATTAACCCAATTCTCTGCACAATCCTCACTATATTGAAGGTTATGATTATCTATAAATCTTCGTTCAAATATATCTTTATATTCATACATCTCTATACAAAATGAATTTTCATTAACATATAAAACTGTGGCTGTTCTCTCACCATCCTCACTTATAAATTCGCTTAATATTCTCATGACTTTCTCCATGTAACCATTTTCATTTTTGCCTGTAGATCTACGTATGTATTGTTGTCTATAATTAGTTTAATATCGGCTGGCTTAAGACCTCCAATCACCATATCATTAATATCTTTATACTCAATATGATCTGGCCAGAATGCTACATTATAACCCATTTCAATCACTTTATCCATTATCCTACAAATATCTTTATTACGTGGCTCATTATCATAAACAAAAACTACATTACTTTTATTTGCACCAGCCAGCCCATCGATAACTCTTACTCCATCTGATCCCGCCATGGCAATGGCGTTCGGAAGAAACATGGAGTCTATTGGACCCTCCGTAACATATACTCTCTCGTTTAAATTAACTGCATCTAACCCGTAAATCTTTGGTTTGGTATCATCAAAGATAATTGTAATGTACCGTATACCATCTGCCCTAAATCCTCTACCCTGTATACCAAAGCAATTTTCTTCTTGATCTATAAGCGGTATGATTAATCTCGGCTCATCATGCACCACTCCTTCAAACTTATCAGGAATTATTTCGTTAACCCAGTTTTTAAACTTCGGTGCGTAAAATAACTTTGCATGAAACTTTGTTGGAATTAAACGCTTATTAACATACCTCTTTACTGGGTGATCCCAATCAAGCTGGGATACTTTTTTAAGTTTCTTTAGTGGGGAGTTGGTGATGTACTTAGGCCTTACGATCTGGGTAATATCGGGCTTTGATACTACGTTAGATGAAGAATTCTTCTCAATAAATTTTTCCTGAACATACTCCTTATGCAGCTCTGAATCAATTATTTTTAGAAAATTACCAAACGACATCGACGCGTTACAGTTGTGACAATAGTACAGCATACTAGTGTCTTTCTTGTAAATGTATCCCCTGGTCTTATGCTTATGGGTTTGGGAGTCGCCACATAGCACACACCTAAAGTTATAGGAGTCGTTGCGGCGCTTGAGCAGGGGGAGACGGGCTGATATTAGCCCGATGTACTTATTATCAATGTAGATCATATTATAGGTTCTCAGTCATCACATAGTGATTGTATATTAACCTACATTTACGATCTACTATTGCTTAGTTGTACTTAATAAAATGTGAGAATAGGAACCCCAGTACTGCAGCACCACCGATAATCATCCAACGCCATTTTTCAATAGTGTTTAAACGCTTATCAATGTCTTCAATTTTTTCCATCATTTGTTTGTGCTGCTCTTTCGAGTCATGTCTGAACTCTTTCAATTCAGATCCCAAGTTGTTTAGTTGGTTTTCCAAAACTGCTATCCTTGCTGTTGAGTCGAATAATTCCATACGTTACCTTAGACGCTAAAACTGCTACCACAACCGCATGTTGATTGAGCGTTTGGATTGGTTATAACAAACTGCGAACCTTGGATATCTTCCTTGTAGTCCACAGTTGCTCCTGTTAAGTATTGCATGCTCATAGCATCTATCAATATTCTTGATTGTGATAAAGGCATTTCAAAATCATCTTCATTCTTAACTTCATCAAATGTAAACCCGTAACTCATACCACTACAACCCCCACCCTGCACGAAAGTTCTCAGGAATAGATCGGGATTACCTTCTTCTGCAAGAAGGTCTAATATTTTAGTTTTTGCTGATTCAGTTACTGTTATCATACTCGAAAACTTTCCCCGCAACCGCAACGGTCACGTTCATTAGGGTTTTTAAAATCAAAGCCTTCGTTGAGTCCATTACGAACCCAGTCCATTGTCAGACCTTTTATATAAACTTCATTTTTTTTATCTATTAGAACTACAAAGTCTTTCTGCGCGTAATTAATTACGCCAACTTCATCATCATACTTATCAACATACTCCATAGTATATGCTAAACCACTACATCCAGTAGTCTTTACACCAAGCCGTATCCCAACTCCTTTACCGCGTTTTAGAAGTTGATATTTGACTTTATCATATGCCTTTTCAGTCAGGTATATCATATATTAGGCCCGTTAAATAAAAGAGTGCTAGCCTCTCCTGTGCCTATCACACAGGCTGTAGTTTCATTGAATTGAATCAATGTCCAAGTCTTGGTTCCGTCGTTCACAAATAGGCTGTATCTTGGTACAGGAGAACTAGGCTCAGTCCCCCACCATATAGGTTTTTCTTTATAGGAATTACTTAGTAGTTCCTGTATCAGCGTGGCTGTGCTGCCGCATTGCACTGTTTTTTCTACGGTTACTGTCTGTGCGATCACGACACCTGTCATTATAACGCCTAAACACAACCACCCAATCTTGTTCATTTTCTTTCGCCAAATAATTGTAATAGGTGTATAAACAAGTTAATAAAGTCCATATACAAAGTTAATGCACCACTTACTTCTGCTGCATCACTAGTCTCTACACTAAGCGCTTCACGAATCTTTTGTGTATCATAAGCAGTTAATCCTAAAAAGATAATAATTGCTAATGCACTGATAACCATCTGCATCACGGTGCTGCCAATAAAGATATTAACTATACTAGCAATTATAATAGCTATAAGGCCAACTATCATAAATTTACCCATACTATCTAAACTTTGTTTAGTAAAATATCCATAACCACTCATAACACCAAACAGTATAGCCGCACCCATAAAAGACGATACAATTGACCCCATTGCAAATACTGCAAAGATCATTGAAAAACTCAATCCCATTAATGCTGCAAAGCCATGTAGACAAAGTTGTGCTACACCCTTACTAGGATTATTACCCAGCACATAACCAACTCCGAAGATTGCTGCTAGAGGGGCGAAGATCACAACCCATTTAGTAATACCAGTAAAAAAGAATTGTAGTAATTCTGGACTGGTTCCCACCAAATAACTAACAACCATTGATACTATAACTGCAAGACTCATATGTCCATATACACGACCCATTGCACTATTAACTTCTTGGGCTGAACGGTAATTTATGATACCGTTATCCATATAATTTACACCTAACATAATCTTATATCCTCACATTTTTGTTTATAATCATTTATATCGTCTTTAGTTAGTGAGATCATGACTCTCTAACCACTTCTTTCTTTTGAAGTCTGCAACCGCGGCTTTTATAGCGTCTTCAGCTAGTATTGAGCAATGTATTTTAACTGGCGGTAGAGACAATTCATTCGCGATGGTTGAGTTCGTAATAGTAGATGCTTCATCCAATGTTTTACCTTTGATCCACTCTGTAACCAACGAACTACTTGCAATAGCAGATCCACATCCATACGTTTTAAATCGCGCATCAGTAATAATGTCATTCTCTACTTTAATTTGAAGCTTCATTACATCTCCACAGGCAGGTGCGCCAACCATACCAGTACCAATATTAGCATCAGTCTTATCAAAAGATCCGACGTTCCTGGGGCTTTCATAATGATCTAAAACCTTGGCAGAATAAGCCATTACTTTTTCACAGGTACTTCTGTGCCTTCAAGTTTCTTATGAACCTTCATTTCTTTACAATTCTGTTTAACGTTGCCCTTGGCATCCTTAACAGGTTTACCTTCTTTGTCTTTTACATCGACACATACCTTAGTCTTTTCAGCTCCTGCGTAAACTGCTGTAGATATACCGAACAATAAAGCGATGGATAATACTACTGATTTCATTTTTATTCCTTTTTAGTGAATTTTTCTGAGGCTGTAAACCCTAATCCAGCAATTACGATATACATCATAGAATCAAAAATCTTTGAGTCAATAGGATAACCGTAAACCATAGCAACGTAGCCACCGCCGCATAATAAGAATGCGAGAAAGGTTACTACTCTTTTACTAGAGACAGAACCATCGATACTGTCTGCTAGCATACTTGTTATAAAGCTCATTTATAGCTCGGGTTGAGGGGCTGGGGCTGGGGCTGGCTTGCCTCCGAAACCGGTAACGACTTGGGGTTGAGATACGCCTCCAAAGCTACTTCCGCCGCCCATTGGTTGTGCTCCCCACGAATTCGTGGCTGTTGGAGAAAGGCTAGGTGCTGGAGAGAAGGAAGATGTGCTGGTTGTTTCATTTTTTTGTATTGGTGTAGGTGGTTTGTCCCATCCTTTATTAGCAGCTTGTAATGCAGCTTTTTGAGCATCCTTATCATTACCAGCAAGCATAATACCTGATAGAGTACCAGTTAGGAATGTTGCAACAGGGATGATTAGTTCAAAGAACTTTTGATCAATAGGGCTGATGGCATTAAGGGGCTGGGTTACAAAGATAATCGAGTATAAGACTACGAATACAATACCAGTTAATGTTAATGCAAGACAAATGCCTATGAAAAACCTCAAACGGGCCATTAGTTGGTCTTCGGTATAAATTTGATTATTTTCCACAACTTACTCCTTGATTTGGTACTGTACATTGCGCGGGCGCTGGTGCTGGCGCTTGAGATATGGGTTCAACTCTGGTAGGAGGTGGCCCTAGTCTTGGATCACGCTGACCTTTAAAAATGTGCTCAGGGCACGTTCTAGTGACGTCACATCTTGGCATCTTACACATTTCATTTTCCCAGTTATCTGGGTTTTGGCAGGGATAACGGAATCTATCGCCGCCAAAAAAAGCCAGCGAAAGAGGTAGTAGTAATAATGCTGCTGCAATAATAAAAAGCTTTTTATCAGACATAATTTTTGGTTGCTTTACAACTGCTTCTTTTTTCTTACTTAGCTCTTTTATTTTATTAAAAAAGTCCCGTACTTTCATCATACACCTAGTACATGTAGGGCGTGCTCGTAATGCTTGATACGATCATCAAGACCAATAGTGCCACCGTTGATACGCTTGGTTAGAGTTACTATATCACCCTTATCAGCCCACTGGTTTAGATTATTTGTTTCCCAGAACCAGCATGCCGATTGCGCTGCACCTTCAAAAGTAGCCATATATTCGGCCGCCTCTTCTACAGAAATTTGAAGTGACCCAGCAAAAAATGAATAATTATCTTTACCGGTCAATTGAATAAGACCACGACCACGATATTTATAACCATCACCTGATGCCTCGTCTCCATTTCCCATACGAGATGCATATACTTTATTTGCAATGGCTTGTTGTTTATTTGGACGAGAGCAATATTCTGCTGCCAACTCATCAGTAGGGAAATACTTACTAAACAACTTACGTAAGGTTGCTGGTTTGTAGTTTAAGTTTTCTTGTAGTGCAGTGAACCCACCAGACTCATGGGCGCACTGGGCAACAAAAGCTGCAACACGCTGGGGGGTGTTTATATCATAGTCTGGTAAAAGTTGCGCCAAAGCATGATGCCAGTTATCGACATACGGGTTCTTTGGAAGTAATTGTTTTAATTGTTCTTTTGTTAGTTCCATAAACGCTCCTTATTTTATTTCTTCGAATATCTTCTTTTGAATATTGTACCATTCAATCCATGAATCATTCTTTACAGCACATTCATAATACGTTGTATAATTCATGGTAATGGCCTTGCTTATATCGCTTAACTTTACTTCACCTTCTAATTTTTCTAATTGAGGACATTTTACTAAGAGTCTATCTGGAGTGCTAGGAAATTTAGCAGTAACCGGTACTGTTGTTGAGCATCCTGTAAACATTGCAATAAAAAAGATTGCTGTTATTACAACAAACAATATAGTACTCAACCTCTGTTGTTTTTCAATATTTTTCATTTAGGAGCCTCCGCCGCCCTATTATGCGCCTCTATAAATTCTTTTGGAATCTCACATTGACCACCAGGTGCAAATTTTGTATCATACTTAACTACTTCACGGTCAACATATTGTACAATATCTTGACCACGCCTGGTAATATATTCGGTCTTCCTTACTATTTTCTCTACTATCTTTACATTCTCCTGGGCCGATTCTACTGCTGCAGCCTCTACCTTGGCCTCCATCTCTCTCACCCTTGCCTGCCACGCCTCTTCATTAGAGATAGCACCTGCCATGTAGGTGCCAAAAGCTATCGCAATAATAGATGCAAGCTGTACTGGGGTCTTATAAACGTAAAAAAAGGGGATGAATTTCATTACAAAGGTTGCTAGTAACCCTAGTAATCCTGCTATGAAGACTGCGTAGAAAATCCAGTTAGGAAGAA